AAATGCCGTTGGTAATCCAAATGCTGATTTTACTGGTGGTAATTTTGATGGTGAAGGTAGCAACAACACACCATATGGATCTGGTCTAGGTGGTGGTGTTGATGGTGCATTATTGACTTTTAATCTATGGTGGTCTAATAGATATGTTGTTGCTGGAGGAAAATCGCCATCTGGTGGCGGAATTGCCGATTCCGGTGGGGGACAATTTTTCTCAGCAGGCGTTGGTGAGTGGTCTTACAGACAAGCTGGTGAGACTTTTTGGACTAATCCATCCGACGAAGAAACTAGAGATGAAGATATGATCGGTGGCAGTGGATCTGGTATGCGTTTAAGAATTACATATCAAGCATGGCCTTCTCCTGGAGGTGGTACTGCAAATGATACTAGAATACGTGTTAATCAGATTTTAAGTGCTGGTTCTGGTTATAGTGTGGGAGATGTACTCTCTACTACATACTGGAATGCTATTGGTGCTGATAAAATAGTTGAAATAGCTGCAGTTGCTGCTCCTGGATCTGGTGGTGCTGCCGATAAACTTCAGGTAGTGTTCACTCAGGGTCAAATTTTTAGTGATCTAACAAACGGGACGTTTAAATATTCTAGTAGTTTTAAGAGACCAACTCCTGATGTTGAGATGCAACCACAGAGACAAGTTCCAATTATCAACCCATTTCATAAGACTAAATATATCATTAAGGCATATTAATTATGAATCAAAAATTGAGTGTTCCAGATTATAGACCTCTTGAATTAATGCTCGATGATAGAATTACCAAATCTGACTTTGATGATTTTATTGGTGTCTGGCCAAATTTTATGCCAAGACCATTATGTGAAGAGTTGATTGGATATGCAAATTCAGTTTATGATACTGCTTGTATTGAGGTTCCATCAGCAACAACAGAGTACAGTCCAAATGCAGAGATAGCATTCAATTCTTCTCAGCAGTATGGTGGAGATTTGAATAGAAAAGATTATGCATTTTTGTTAAATTTTTCTAATAGAGACTTATCTACTAAAACAAACTCTGTACTAAAGAGTTGTGTGAAGCATTATATTCATAAGTATCAATCATTAAAACATACTGGATTAGTATCTACTGATATTAAATTTCAGAAAACTCCTCCTGGAGGTGGGTATCATTTGTGGCATCATGAAAATGCTGATCTAGCACATGCTCCTAGAGAATTAGTTTGGATGATTTATCTTAATGACATGCCTGATGGTGAAGCAGAAACTGAATTTTTATATCAAAGAAGAAGAATTAAACCTACTGCAGGAACTGTTGTTATTTGGCCATCTGGGTATACGCATTCACATAAAGGAAATACTGTATTGACTGAAGATAAATATATCATAACAGGATGGTACATCAAGAGCACTTAACAACCCATGGAACTAAGAAAGATTGTTATCGAAGTTGATTTTATCAACAAATTTGTAACTCCTAATGTCGAAATTGACGTTGCTGCTACCGATTATCGTAATCGTAATAATAAAAAAACAGCATTAGATGCTGATTTATTAGAGAAATTTTTAACAGAATCTGTTGATGATTTCTGGCATAATGACAATGACAGAATTGATTTCTTTCAATATTTTGATGATGGAACTTATTTCTGTCAAAGACAGAAACGTCAATACGACTTTAAAACAGAAACTTCATATTACAAAACATATTCTTTCACTGGTGCTACTTCAGCGCAGGCAAAAGAATTTTGTGATCTATGTATGACGTTTTTTGAGATTGGTGTTGAGATCCGAAGTCTTGAAATTGAAAAAGTTATTGGAGATGTTGACAAAGAAGTTATTTTCTATGAGCAGAGATGGTACAAGATTAAAAGACAAAAAACTGAAATGTTAAACTTGTCTGATTGGAGAGTTCTTCCTGATATTGAAGAAGAATATGAAGGCGAAAGAGATAGATGGATTGCTTGGAGAAGATGGATTCGCAAAGAAAGTATGGTAAAACCAAATGATGAAAGATTTGGTGGATCTGGTTTAGCATACTTTAAATATACCTATGAATTGAAGTGGCCTAGAGATCCAAATTATTACTTAAAACTATATCCAAATGGTAAGTTGGAAGACGGTGTAACTGATGCACCTGCATTTATGGATTCAAATGATACTAACCAATGGGTCAAGCATGATTCTGAAGCATCATCTGATTTTATGAAGAGCAGAGAAGATCAAATGTATTTACTTGCAGGTAAACACAAATTGGTAAATAGAAAGATTAACGATAATATGAAAAAAATGATGGAACTTCTTGGTGTTCCTGATAAGATTCCTGAGGATTGGGATCGATATTATGTTAATGATTCTGAATTGGAAGAATGATATACAAAACTGATTTATTAAATGATGAACAACTTGAATACATTAATCTATATTTTAATCACTTAACATTTAAAGACGGAAGAATTAGCAATCCTAGAGAAGATAAACGGTGTCAAACTGTATTTGATGGACCAGGACATGTTGATTTGAATAATTATTGTCGTGATATAATATCACAAGTAGATCTCCCTGTTAAAATATCAGCAATATCTCAAATATATTTTACTAAGTATAATATTGGTGGGATGTATGGAGATCACTATGATGCTGCCATGTGTGGTGGTGTTAAATCGGATTATAGCATGACATGTTTTCTTAATGATGGATATAAAGGAGGTGAATTGATTATTGATGGTTCTACACCTGTCAAATTACAGAGAGGTAAAGCGGTAATATATCCTGGTAATTATATTCATAGAGTGAATAGAGTTATTTCAGGACGTAGAGATGTATTTGTGTGCTGGTTGCAAAAATGAATGATGTTGTAAAATATGATAATTTCTTTACACGTAGAGATTTTGCATTGATACTTGAGAAATTGAATCAACCTAAGTGGGAGTATGGTCATGGATCATATCCATCAGGACATCCAGAGAGAAAGATACCATTCTGGATGATGCATCTAGGTGATGACTTCTTCTTCACTGAATATCTTCTAAATATTATTGAGGAAAAGACTAATCAAAAGTATGAACTAACTGCTGTTTACTGTAATGGTCATACATTTGGCACTTCTGGTAATTTTCACCAGGATTGGCACAATGATCAAGGCAGAACATTTCTTCTTTATGCTAACGATAGTTGGGATCAAGAGTGGGATGGTAAGACAGTATTTAAGATAGGTGATACATATCATTACTCTGAGTTTGTTCCTAACTCAGCAATCCTATTTTCAGGAAATATTCCTCATAGAGCAGAAGGAACATCTAGATTATTTCTAGGTCTGCGTAAAACAATTGCTTGGAAACTCGTACTAAAATGAACACATCTTACGACGTATATTATTTTGATAACTTCATCGAGAACTATGCTCGTATGAAAGGAAAACCAGTTGTTATGCTGAGATCCTATGGGTGGAATAATAGCACTGATGTTGATGCTATCAATGCTTCATATGAAACTTATAAATCGATTCTGCCTCTGGATATGTGGACAGCATTGAAGCAATCGGAATATGTTTTTATGGAAGTTGATGATATGCAAATGACTATCGAATTCTTAGAAGCAAGTTTTCCAGCAAGTCAAGCAGAAACAACAACGCCAGAAAATTATATCTTCTATTCTCTGTGCAATGTTGAAGGTCAAACTATTTTAACTAACGAATAATGTTTTCCGAAAGATATACTGTTGTTGACAAATACAGTCTTACTACAAGAGAGAAAGTTTCTACTATAGAAACAATGCCTAGGAGATTTACGTCTCTAATGGATCCTGCATATCTTCCTAATTTAGATACTGATCTTAAACTTAAATTAAATAAGTATTTTAATTATGTCTTTGGTCATGCGACAGATCCTGAATATGAATTTAATAAACATTTGTTTATTGAGCATAATGATGGAGATATCATTGAAATTCTTGCGAAGCATGGTATTAGATATCCTGTTTTACTTCCAGTGTGGAATAAATTCTCGCGAGCAATCGATTGTGAGGGATTTATGGATCTAAGATCCAGATTTGTGAAACATACTAATGTTACCTTAAGTAATAAGACTTTCTTACTTGGTATGTTATATAAACCAGATGGTACGTACAATGGTTGTACAGTATATGATGATGACTATAGTTTTGATAGTTATGCAGATCAAAACTTTCTTAAAAAAATTAATGCATTTCCGAAGTATGTGACAAAATATGGTTATGGAGTATTGAAGTTTAAATTGGATACAGATGTGTTATCATACAAATTATTTTTTAATGTTACCAAAACATTTGATAAGCAAGATAAGTTTGTTTTTGCAGTTGAAAGAAGAAATGAAAAAGCACAAATGTATCTCAATGTGTTAAGGAAAGATAAACTTGATATTCTAACAGATGAAGAAGCAGATTATATTACTTCTATTTGTACACATAATTCATGGTTTGACATTGAGTTTATTGTAAACCCTGATGGATCCCATAAAGAAACCTTTGTGTATGTTCACAAAGTGGAACAGTTTGAGGACTTGACAGTGGGTTGACACCTATGCTATGGTAGCAAGGCGTCCATCGAACCACATGAAAGTTCCTGATCAGATAGAGTTGCAGCATATGCAACTCCAAGCAATGTTACGAGATAATAACATTCCAGAGAGTGAACTGATGTATGCTGGTGAGAGGGAGTATACTATAAACTATCCTGCTCATCCTGAGTATCATGGACAGATCATGCATTGGTACATTATTGCTGGGGAACATGAAGTTCCCGTTTGTGATATCGAATCAGTTGATCAAATTGAGTAATCATGCTACAATGTCCCCTATAACGCCTGTATCACATGGATTGGAATAGCACCACGAAACACGAGAAACGTAAAGATGCGTTCTATATCTTCTATGAGAGCGTTCTCAAACCAGACTATCAACTACGCCAGGATGCACATGATCAGCAATGTTATCATGAGTTGTTAGAATGGCGTAGTGAGATCATCGAATACCTTGACAAACGTCGCAACGAAGACTTTAATGACAACTGAAATCAACTGGAAAAATGAGTATTCAAAACAGCGTAAAGATCGTATGCAAGATGCGATCGATGATTACCTCAACGATGATAAAGTATCAGCACGACAAACGTATGAAGAGATGCTATCTGGCGTCGATGATGTGATAGAATATCACAAGACAGCATACTGTCGTGCTATGTCTCTTCGAGATCTTATGACTGGCAACACTGCTCTTAACCTAGACCACCGTATTCCTGAACGTTATTGACATGAACGAAGAAGATTTTAAACAAGCAATCAACAACATGTTGATGATGCAGAATAACAATGATACTAACTTTCAGATTCTGCAAGCACAGATTGATAATCTACAGAAACAATTGAATGAATTAAATGACCTTAAGGAGATGTTCCGTCTCCCTAAATTAGAGAACAAAAACCGTAAACTATTTGATGAGGTTGACGAGTGAAGTTTACTCGTGGTATGATGGTTCAGTATCATGCCGTCAAAGGACCGGTGGATTTTATCAGTGATAGGTACATCACTATTCGCTACATCGATCGACCTGACCCATCATGCCGTCATGGTCGTTATCAGTCAACTTTATGTGTTTTTCGGGAGTATTGGGATGAAGTACGCAGTTGTGTGGATGAAGAACAAGAAGAAGGGACAAGCGAAACAGCAAGCGATCTTCTATAATCTGGATGATGCTAGCATGTGGGAACAGCACATCAATAAAACAGAACACGCTAAGACTAACATCATCCCTATTTTCAGTGATTCATAACGACGAAGCAATTATCCACATAATTAAAATACCACAAGGTATTTACAATGAATTGGATACTATTGATTCTTCTTGGAAGCAATCTAAAATAAACTCAGGATTAGATCATGACATAAGATCATCTAAAATTACTTTTGTTCCCGAGAGTAATATGGCATACAAATTTTGTCGTCACTGGGTGAATGTTATCAACGAAGACAATTTTAAGTTTGATTTACATCCTTTCTTTGAGAATAAATCAATTCAATACTCTCATTATAATGTTGGAGATCACTATTGTTGGCATATTGATACAATTGGGTACAATCCACCCAGAAAACTATCATTTACATTAATGTTGAATGATGACTATGATGGAGGGGAATTTGAAATTGGTCGTTATTCTTTTGGTGATCATGAGTTGAAGACTGAGACTATCACTGCTGAAAATAAAACAGGAACATTGATTGTGTTTCCTTCAGCATTGCCACATCGGGTCAAACCAGTGTTGAATGGTATCAGAAAAAGTCTGGTTGGGTGGATACCTGGTCCACCACTTCGCTAACTGGACTAAGGGGTTGACACAGACCCCAAACTCGTGTATATTAGGTTCATGGGAGAGGAAGCGCCCTAAAGACTCCACATTCTATAATCCC